AAAAGAAATAGAAACAGGTATGGTTGGAAAACTAAACATTCAAAACATACCACCTTGGGTAATGATCCTATTACTATTAGGATGGCTATTACCTACACCTACAGAAATGGGTAGAGGTATGTTTAACTTTGTACTATTATTATTTGGAAGATCAAAACTATGACACGAGCATTAACAGAAAAACAACAGAAGCTATTAGCTGTACTGTTTGACGAAGCAGGTGGAGACATTGTAACCGCAAAGAAACTTGCAGGTTACTCTGACGCTACATCTTCCGCTGAAGTAGTAAAGTCTCTTAAAGAAGAAATACTAGATGCAACGCAGACTTACATGGCACGTAATGCGCCTAAAGCTGCAATGTCAATGGTGGGTGCATTGTACGATCCTACAGAACTAGGTATTCGTGACAAGATGCAAGCTGCCAAAGAACTACTTGATCGTACAGGTCTAGTAAAAACAGAAAAAATGCAAGTAGAAACAAAGGGCGGTGTAATGCTTATGCCTCCTAAACAAATGGATGACAATGACTAAACCTCTACAAAAGTGGAAGTTACCCCAACCAACCGACATAAAAGAAGACAACGAATGGATTGCTATTCCACGCATATCAAGAACAATACCATTTGGATATGAACTAGATAAGGACGATCCTGATATACTTCAGCCTGTTGAGCACGAGCTTGACATGCTTGAAGAGGCAAAAAAATATCTAAAACAATATTCATATCGTGAGGTTGCCAATTGGCTATCTAGAAACACAGGTCGATCTATATCTCACGTAGGACTCAAGAAACGGTTGGACAATGAGCGAAGAAGAAAAAACAAAGTTGGAAGCCTACGCAGATGGGCAGAATATGCGAAAAAGGCAATCGCCAAAGCGGAAGAAATTGAAAACAAACGCATCGGTGCAAAAGCCTGTGAAGAAGAAAGCTACCCCAAAGCCAGTTAGCATTGTAGAGTCTATACCAGTAGAAGAGCAACACAATGTTATATTTAAACCTAATGAAGGTCCACAAACAGACTTTCTAGCTGCAGGTGAACGTGAGGTGCTATATGGCGGCTCTGCAGGTGGGGGTAAGAGTTATGCGATGCTTGCAGACCCATTAAGGTATATGGGTCATCCTGCCTTTTCAGGATTGCTCCTACGGCATACTACGGAAGAACTTAGGGAACTTATATTTAAGTCACAAGAAATGTACCCTAAGATATGGCCTGGAATTAAATGGTCAGAGCGAAAGATGCAGTGGACTGCGCCCTCTGGTGCGAGGTTGTGGATGTCCTACCTAGACAGGGAAGATGATGTCCTGCGCTACCAAGGTCTAGCGTTTAGTTGGATAGGCTTTGACGAGTTAACACAATGGCCCTCACCATTCGCATGGAACTACATGCGTTCTCGTCTACGGTCCACTGCACCCGATCTACCAGTGTATATGAGAGCTACCACTAACCCAGGAGGTAGAGGACATCATTGGGTAAAGAAAATGTTTATTGACCCTGCACCTGCAGGTAAGACATTTGAGGCAAGAGATTTAGAAACAGGAGAGGTTCTTAAATATCCTGCAGGTCACGCTAAAGCAGGTAAGGCATTATTCAAACGTAGGTTTATACCTGCACGACTATCTGACAATCCTTATCTATCTACACAGGGTGACTACGAAGCAATGCTACTGTCACTACCAGAGCAACAACGTAGACAACTACTAGAGGGTGACTGGGATATAAAAGAAGGTGCAGCCTTTACTGAGTTTGACAGAAAGGTTCATGTAGTCGAACCATTTAAGATACCACCTAACTGGGTAAAATTTAGAGCGTGTGATTATGGTTATGGTTCTTACAGTGGTGTGTTGTGGTTTGCCGTTGCGCCTGATGAACAACTTGTTGTATATAGAGAACTGTACGTCAGTAAAGTACTAGCTACAGATTTAGCTGACATGGTTCTTAATCTAGAAGCAGAAGATGGAAATATTAAATATGGAGTATTGGATAGCTCTTTATGGCATAAGCGTGGCGATACAGGTCCAAGCCTTGCGGAGCAAATGATAACTAGAGGATGCAGGTGGCGTCCTTCAGATAGATCAAAAGGTTCTCGTGTAGCAGGTAAGAATGAAATACATAGACGTTTACAGGTAGATGAATTTACAGAAAACCCCAGATTAGTATTTTTTAATACCTGCACAGAAACAGTAGCACAGTTACCTGCAATACCTATAGATAAAAAAAATCCAGAAGATGTGGACACACACGCAGAAGACCACTTGTATGATGCGTTAAGATATGGTATAATGTCTAGACCAAGATTTAGTATATTTGATTATGACCCTAATGGCGTAAGTTCAATGGGTATGCGAGTAGCAGACGCAACATTTGGTTATTAAGGAAAAATAAATGGCAGAAGATAATGAAGTATTTATTGAGGACGATGCTGTAGTTCTTGAGGATACAGATAACTCAGTAGAAGAAGATGCAGATACATCTAAGATAATTCCATTTATTATGGAGCGTTATAATCGTGCAGAAGATTATCGAAGACAGGATGAAGAGCGTTGGTTAAAAGCATATAGAAACTATCGTGGTATCTATGGACCTGACGTTCAATTTACTGAAGCAGAAAAATCTCGTGTGTTTATTAAGGTAACTAAAACTAAAACACTTGCGGCATACGGTCAGATTGTTGACGTACTGTTTGCGAAAAATACTTTTCCATTAACAGTTGATCCAACAGAACTTCCAGATGGTGTAGTAGAAAATGTCTCTTTTGATCCTGCTTTGCCTAAAGAATTACAAGAAGATGAAAAGGGCGATCCAGTATCACCTTATGGTTTTGCAGGTGACGGTAGGGAAATACCTAAAGGTGCTACGGCTAAAACGTTAGAAGAATTACTTAACCCTGAACTAGCAAAAAAACTAGATTCAATTGACGGTGTTAAAGAGGGTGTGGGTGGAACACCTACCTCTGTTACATTTAGTCCTGCCATGATTGCAGCAAAGAAGATGCAAAAGAAAATACAAGATCAGCTTGACGAGTCCTCTGCATCTAAACATTTACGAAGTACTTCATTTGAAATGGCACTGTTTGGTACTGGTGTAATGAAAGGGCCATTTGCTGTAGACAAAGAATACCCTAGTTGGGATGACGAAACAGGAGAGTACTCACCTACATTTAAAACTATACCTCAAGTATCACATGTATCGGTATGGAATTTTTATCCAGACCCAGATGCTAATAGTATAGAAGAGGCACAGTACGTAGTAGAACGACACAAACTGTCACGCTCACAAATGCGTAATTTAAAAAAGCGTCCATACTTTCGTTCATCAGTTATTGATGAGGCTATATCCCTTGGTGAAAACTATGACAAAGAATATTGGGAAGATGATCTAGCTGACTATGCACCAGAACACGGTATCGAAAGATTTGAGGTACTTGAGTATTGGGGTATGTGTGACGTTGAGATGCTTGAAGAACAGGGTGTAGACATACCTAGTGAACTTTCTGAAATGGACGAACTACAAGCAAATGTTTGGATTTGTAACGGTAAACTATTGCGTATGGTTCTTAATCCATTCAAACCTGCACGTATCCCATACATGGCTGCACCATATGAGTTAAACCCATATTCATTTTTTGGTGTGGGTATTGCAGAAAACATGGACGATACACAGACATTGATGAATGGCTTTATGCGTATGGCTGTAGATAATGCTGTACTGTCAGGCAACCTGTTGATAGAGGTAGATGAAACTAACTTAGTTCCAGGCCAAGACCTATCAGTATATCCAGGCAAAGTCTTTAGGAGACAAGGTGGTGCTCCAGGGCAAGCTATCTTTGGCACTAAGTTCCCAAATGTTGCAGGTGAAAACCTACAACTATTTGATAAAGCACGAGTACTAGCTGACGAGTCAACTGGCTTTCCTTCCTTTGCTCATGGACAAACAGGTGTTATGGGTGTAGGCAGAACAGCCAGTGGTATTAGTATGTTAATGGGAGCAGCTAGTGGCACAATTAAAAACGTTATTAAAAATGTAGACGATTATTTATTACGTCCATTAGGAGAGGGGCTGTTTAGATTTAACATGCAGTTTGACTTTGATCCTGAAATAAAAGGTGATCTAGAAGTTAAGGCACGTGGAACAGAATCTCTTATGGCTAACGAAGTACGTAGCCAAAGGCTTATGCAATTCTTGCAAGTATCATCTAACCCTGCACTTGCGCCCTTTGCTAAGTTTCAATATATTATTCGTGAGATTGCAAAGTCTCTTGATCTTGACCCTGAGAAAGTTACCAACAATATGAATGACGCTGCTATACAGGCTGAACTTATGAAACAATTTCAGCAAGAAAAACAAGCAGAGCAAGGTGCTCCTGCAGGTGCAAACCCAATGGACACGTCAGGAGCAGGTGGTGGAAACATGGGCGTAGGTCAAGCTCCACTACCACAGGAACAAGGATTTAGTGGAAATGCAGGACAGGGAGCACCTCAACAAGCTCAAGGGGTTGGTCAGCAACCACCTCCAATGGGATAACTTTGAAAAGTATATAGATACTTTAATAGATCAACAACACAGAGTAATGGAACAAACAGACAATACGGTTGCTGTGCATAGAGCACAAGGAGCAGTATATCAGTTACGTAGACTTAAACTATTAAGAGATGAAGTTTTAAAACATGGCAACAACTAAACCCAAACCCCGACCAGAAGAAGAAATAGATGTATCTCCTAGAGCAGAAGCAGGAGATCAATTTTTTGTTGAGGAAGCTGAAAAAAAAGCTAAATCATTTTTTGATATTAAACCAAAAATAAGACCTGACTCAGATAAATATAAAGGTCGTACTTATGATATATACTCTGTGGAAGTTGATGGAAAAGAAACAAATGTTATTGAGTTTAAAGACGGTAAAAGAATATCTACACCTCAAATACGGCAAATGTTTGAAAAATACAAAAGTGCTTCAGAACCAATTTTAGGAAAACAAACTTCACAAGAAATATCAAATTTTCTTAAAAAAAACAATCCTACGTATGATGAATTTATTAAACATTTTACTGCAAAAAGATTAAACAAGGGTGGTACTCCTATGCTAGAAGAACAAATGGAACTATTTAACGAAGGTGGTTTGAAAGATGAAGGTGGTTCTGTAGATCCTGAGTCTGGTAATGACGTACCTATTGGCTCTACCAAAAAAGAAGTACGTGATGATATACCTGCCATGTTAAGTGAGGGTGAGTTTGTTTTTCCTGCTGACGTTGTTCGTTATGTTGGGTTAGAAAATCTAATGCGTATAAGACAAGACGCTAAGATGGGTTTAAAGAAAATGGAAGCTATGGGGCAGATGGGTAATAGTGAAGAAGCCACTATACCAGATGATATGCCATTTAACATGGCTGACCTTATTATTGTTTCAGGTGAACAAGAAAATGACGAACCAAGAGAAATGGCACAAGGCGGTGTTGTACACGCACAGGCAGGTACATTTGTACCTTCATCAGGTATAGGTGGCTATCAACAGTCTGTGTTTCAAAATCAACCACAGGTATCTGCGCCATTTGTTCCTGCAAGTTCAATAGCCCCACCACCTCCTGCACCGTCACCTGCAGGTGGGTTTATGCCTAAGTTTATGACAAACAATGCAACACCGTTTGATGATGGTAGCCTTACACCAAAAACTACAACAGGTACAACAGGCACTACATCTACGACTACAGCTAATACAGGTACAACAGG